CCTTTCGATCTTAACAACGTACAGAGAATTCTTCACTTTAAATGTGAAAAACAAAGGAATGAGACAGGATTTGTTCGTCAGGTAGTGTTAAAGCCTAGACGAAGTGGCTTATCGACGTATTGTTTGGCTAGGTTTTTCAGGTCTGCCTTAATCGGGCAGAATATGAGGGTTGCAATTGTAGCCCACGACGAACCTACGACAGTTACGTTGTTTAACATGGTGAGGTTGATGTTGAAACACTACCCCACTCCGTTGAGGCCAAAAGAAGGATATTCTGGGAAACGAGAACTCTCTTTCTCAGATCTGAACGTCCGATTTCGTTTAGGGACGGCAGGAGGAACAGACATCGTAGGTGACCAAATAAAGCACCTACACTGTAGCGAGGTAAGTCGATGGGGAGAAAATGCCTTCGACTATGCTGGTGCCTTGCTACGGAATGTTGCCATAGCTGACGGCACGGAAGTGCTAGTAGAGAGCACCGCCAGAGGAATGGGCGGATACTTTTATCAGTCCTATTGGTCGGCAGCAAATGGCGAGAGTAAAGGTGGTTGGGAGAGTAGCTTCTTCCCTTGGTATGTGTTTAATGACTACCAACTCCCCTTCGACTCTGAGGAAGAAAAGGAAAACTTTAGAGCCTCTATTGGGAAAGACCCAAGGTACGGTTCGGAAGAAGAAGAGAGGTTACTAGAGGAAAGCATTTCCTATGACTTAGGGGATGCAGGTACTGAGACTTTCGAGGTCTCGCTAGAACATTTGAAATGGAGAAGACTCTCCATAGACGTGAACTGCCAAGGTTCACTGGATCAGTTCCACCAAGATTATCCCACATCAGACAGGGAAGCGTTCTTAGCCTCCGGAAGGATGGTGTTTGATAGGAACGTGCTGGAAAGAATTCGACAACGGATTTCGACAGAAAAAAGCCCAGAACATTACACCCTCCCGACGAATAGATACGACCAGACGGCAAATAGAAACTTACTATATTCTATGGAACCCCACGACAACGGGGAGTTATCTATTTACACCGAACCAGTAGAGCGAAGGGAGTATCGAATAGGGGCCGATGTTGCCGAAGGGATTGAGATTAATGATCGTGACACGGATTGGTCTGTTGCCGTTGTGTTAGACGCTCTAACTATGGAGCAGGTAGCCCATTTGAGGGTAAAAACAGACCCTGACCAACTGGCATGGAAGCTAGTTACTTTAGGTCAGTATTATAATGAGGCCATGCTAGTAGTCGAGAGGAACAATCACGGATTGGTGACTCTAAGATCTCTTCTAGATAAGCATCATTATTCCAACCTTTACAACGAAGTTCGACTCGACGAACGAGGACAGAAACGTACTAAACGTGTCGGATTTCTTACAACTATAAAGTCTAGGCCACAGTTAGTGGACACGATTCGTGAGCTTCTCCGTAATGAAGAGGTGCTAATACGAGACCGGACTTTAGTAGATGAGATGATGACTTTTGTAACTCTCCCTAGTGGAAAAGAGGCAGCAAATACTGGAGCACACGATGATTGTGTGCTGGCTTTAGGATTAGCTTGTTGGGGAGTAGTTATCCGACCTTCGAATACCAATTATGCAAATAGCCAATCACCCGTATCAAAGAGACATGAGTATAGAAACTTCTCTTACGCATGACAACAATGGTGTTTTTGATCTTTGGAGAAATCTAATTATTCGCCAACGAGAAGAAAACGAGTTCGAAAGCTTTGAGCTACAGGACGTGCATGAACGTGTTGGGTCTCAACTTTTAGATTTTCTAGAAGAACTGGAGGGAGACTTTGGCTGAATACTACCAAACGCAAGAAAATGAACCTGTAGATACTCGTGACCAGTTTGAAGACGGTCTAGCTACTCTAATTCGTAATAAGTATGAGGATGCTAGGGACTTCCGAATGTCTATTGAAATGGATCGGTGGTTACCTGCAGAAGACGCTTACAATGGAATTTATGTAGACAGTCTAACTAAAAATTCAGGGTCTAATCCTCCTTATATGAATCTAACTCGTAGGGAGGTGACTAGTGCCCATATAAAAATTAACGGAATGCTTTTCCAGAATAATAAGATTCCGTTTACTATTAGACCCTCTAGACAACCGAGGTTTGTCCCGTCTGATATTCACCAGATGGCTGAAAATATGCCGCAGATGACGGACAAGGAGAGGACTCTTTATATTGAAGAACTCTCGAAACACTTGCCACTCCATGAGATTTTCCGAGATCGTGCTAAAAACATGGAGGATCGGATTCGTGACATCCTAGATCAGACGAACTTCACGACAGAGATCGGCAAAGCTGTCCACGAGATGTGCTTACATGGTACTGGAGTATTAAAGTCTCCAGTTCTAGTCCACAGAAATTATCCAGTATATTCAGGGAAGTATAAGGGGAGGTTAGAGAATATTGAGACTGCTGTCGAATCGGTGCAGATACCTTCTGCAAAGTTTGTCAGTATTTTCAACCTCTATCCTTCCCCAGAAGCGACGAGTTACGAAGACCTTTCTTACATTGTAGAGAAGACTAGTTTGTCTAGTGTGCAGGTTCGTCAGCTTCTTACAGACCAGAATGGATATTCGCAAGAGGCTGTTTTAGACGTTCTAAGTAATCGAAAGATAAATAAAGTCAGTGACTTACCCAGACCAATTAATCCGCATCAAGAGTCATTCCAAGACTATGAGAAGGAATACGAGTTGTTGGAGTTCTGGGGAATTCTAGATAAAGAGGATCTGGAAGGGTACATCGATGCTGAAGTTATGGATGAAGGTTCTATTCTCCCTGTATGCATTACCGTACTAGGGGATCGTGTAGTCAAAGCCGTACAGAACCCGTATGACGGCATAATCCCTTATCACTTCTCATACTGGCACGACAATACCCACTCAATTTGGGGTGACGGTATTTATTGGTCCATTCGTGATTTGCAATCGCTAATTAACTTCACGATGGCAATGTACGTCGAAGGCAAAGAACTATCATCCGTTCCGATGGTAGGAGTAGATGCAAGCCAGTTAGCACCAAATGAAGATCCCACAGACTTATACCCCGGAAAAGTATTTCAGTTTGCCCCCGGTGCAGATGTTGGAGGTGCTTTTAGACCTGTAATCATTCCAGATGTAACTAACGGTCTAATGGAACTTATGCAGTTCCTGCAACGAGAGGCCAATCTAGCGTCAGGTCAGTCTCCTATTGGGATGGGGCAGACAGCTAGTTATCAGACTCGTACTGCAACGGGTATGTCCTTGTTAAATTCTAATCAGAATCGGGCTACAGCAGCAGTTGTACAGTCTATTTCTGAGATGATGAAAAACGCTTTAGATGGGATTTATCGATGGATTCTGGTCGATACTGACGATCCAGAATTACATTGTGATGCCGAAGCATTATGTACAGGTTACGAACGCTATATCGCAGAGGAAGTCCATAACCAACAACTTCTGCAGTTCATGCAGGTTCTTCAGCAACTGCCGCAACTAGCGCAGGAAATGCGAATTGAGCGTCTGGCAAAGCCGATCTTGAACGCTTTCAACTTAGAGCCGGACGAACTCCTAAAGACCCCAGAGGAGAAGCAGCAGGACCAGCAGTCCCAGATGCAGCAAGTGCAGATGCAGCTACAGTTAGAAGGTCAAAAGGAAAAGCAGAAAGGGCAAGTCGAAGAGGCACTCAAGCGATTGGATGCTGCTTTGGAAGAAAGGAACTCTATTGGAAAACAACGCAGAGATTTAGAAATTCAAAGAGTTCTGAAGATGATGGACATGGGGCAACCCGTACAACCGTCTGATTTTAGCGATCTTTCGATTCTATTAAAAGAAGAGCAGCAACAGGTGAGTAGGATGAGGGCACAGCAACAGTTGGAGCAGGAACAGGCTCAAGCTGAGAAAGACGCCCAATTAGTTAATGTGTTAGAGGAAATGCGAAGTGAACAACTGGCAGCACAGCAGAGACCAGAAGTATCCAATAACGGTAGGGGAAATGGAGGTACTCAGAGGCCAGAAACTATGGCTTCACCTACAGGAGGTACTCCAAACTCGAATTCAGGAGGAAACCAACCGACTCAAGATGCTCGTGACCCAAGACGAGTTGCCGCAGCATAACTTGAGGGTAGGAAGGATACAGGCTTTTCAGGAGTTACTGGATTACCCAGACTTCGTATTTAAACTCTCTAAGCAAAGCGACAATGTCAGAAGACGTTAACATGCAGAATACGACCCCTGCAGAACCTTCTCGTGATGAATTATGGTCACAGATCGTGACCGGAAAACCTGCTACTCCTGCTCCAGAACCGGAACCAGTTGTAGAGGAAGAAGAAACTCAATCAGTTGAAGTTGCTACGGATGACCACCCGGAGGAACAAGCTGAAGAAGAACAGCCGCAAGCTGACCATAAGTTGGCAAAACGGTTCCGAGATTCGCAGGAGTTTATCACCAAGTTAAAGGGTGAAAACAAAGCGAAGGATGATTTAATCGAACAACTCCAAGGTCAGCTTAAAGGTTTACCGACAAGTAAACCGGAAGCACAAGACTCTACTCCGAAGACTCAGGATAAGACCCCTGCTGTCTCAGATATAGCTACGTTGCTACAGGAGTTGCCGGAAGATGTTCGAGAGGAACTAGAAGCTTTTCCAGAATTACTTCGAGGGATGACCACTCTGTTCGACAAACGCATTCAACAAATGCAAAACACAGTGAACCCCGAAATAGAAGAATTCAGAAAAGAAAGAGAAAAAAGAAAAGTCCAAGAGTCTTTAAACACGAGACATCGTCTAGCGAATGAACAACTAGGAATCTCAAACTCGTCTTCCATTGATTTTGACAGTCCAGTGTTTGCCCAATGGGTACTTGCTAACGATTGGAGAAAGGGGGTAGTGACGGATTTTGGGAACCCACAAGGTTTTGTGGATCTCCTAAGAGGATTCCTGTTCGAATACCCAGACGAAGCTCAAGGTTTAACGACTACTCAGACTGCTGAAGATCCATCTAGTTCCGAAAAAGCAAAAATAGAGCGTAGAAAGACTGCATCCTCAGTGATTTCACGCAAAGCTAATCCAGAAAGACCAAAACCAAAAGTAACTGATCCTCAATCTAAGGCCGCATTTTGGGCCACTTTAATAGGGGATTAGAAAATATTTGAAAGGAATTAGAAATGGCTATTACTACTAGTGCATACGCAACGACTAGTGGGAGTTTATACGGAGACCTGAATACCGAAGACGCACTTACTATTCAGTCGAAGATGCTTCCAGTGGCAAAGAAGAATCTAACCTTTGCCCGATTTGCCCAGAAAGATGCTAAGGGACGAAACGAAGGTAACGTGATGCGTCACCGACGATATAAAAAGTTCCCTTTAAATGACACACCGTTGGGAGAGGGTAAACTGAGTTATGCCCCCTAATCTGGTGACAGGTTAGTGAAAATGCCGTGAATTGCTGGGAACTCCAGACCGGACGATCAGCAGGGAAGCCCGAAAGGGAACCTTCAACGACTATTCCGAAAGGAAGTACACTCAAGCGAGTGGAAGTGCGGCACATCTCTCTGAGATGAAGATATAGTCTGAACTTTATAGGAATATAAAGCAGTCCTTTTGGACGGTCTAAGTCTAGCGAACTTAGATGAACATTTTTGGTAACTCCCGATTTTGACCAGCTAGAAAGCGAAGTCATCAGTACTTCCATTAGGCAGTACGGACGTTACGTCCCGGTGACAGATCTTATGGAATTGATGGGTCAAGACCCCTATGTCCAAATTATTACCGAAAGACAAGCGCAGCAAGCGGCAGAAGTCATCGATCTGCTCTGCTACAAGACTTTCCGTAATCCAGCAAACACTGTCTATGCCCGAAACGTGGCATCACGAATTGCAGTAAACGGTGTAGTCAATGCGACAGACTTTGATGCTGTAATTAGATTCCTCGAAGGTAATGATGCAGAGAAGCTGACGGAGATGTTATCCGCTACTCCAGAAGTTGCGACACAACCTCTGAGAGCAAGTTATATTGCGATTTGCCATCCGATCCTTCGCAGAGATCTTGAGAGCATCACTGATTTTGTACCTGTAGAAAAGTATTCCGATAGCTCACAGGCAATGGACTACGAGATTGGTTCCTACAAAGGAATTCGATTCCTCGTAACGACCCAAGCTACTGCTTTCGAAAATGCTGGTGGCATGTACACAACAGGTGCTGGTGCAGATCTATCTAGCAGCAATCCGAACAATGTAGTCCTAAATAGTAATTTCGCAGACGTGTACCCGATTGTAATTTTTGCGAAAGATGCCGTAGGAACGGCTACTATTGGGGGAATGGACAGCATCGTTCCTAAAGTAGTCAAGCCTACCCCCTCTGGCACAGACCCCTTGGGGCAAAGAGGAACGGTTGGCTATACTTTTTTCATGGGCCAAATTATCCTCAACGAGGATTGGATTATTACCATCGAAACAGGTGTATCTGACTTATCCTTGGTAACTAACCCAACAGGTGGTGTCCAGACAGGTACCCTTTACGGTGCTAATAGCTAATGATTTTGGGTAGCCTTCGGGTTACCCAATTCTTTTTCTGAAAGGATTGAAATGAAAAGCGATAAGCAACAGATGAGCTTTGTTCCGCAGACTACGGAACATGTTGAGATTAAGACCAACACAGTCACTGACTTTAAGCTTCCTCACGGGGCAATTGTCGAAGATGTTGTGATTTTAAAAAAGCGTCTAGATCCCGTGGCAACAGGGGCAACTCTTAATGTTGGCACGACTTCCGATGCTAACTATTACACTGCAACAGCCCACGACATTGACACCACCACAGGTTCTGTAGGTGTGGTTGGTATTGATGCCGATAAGATGATGGAAGCAGTAGCCGTAGACAGAGTTGTACGAGTAACTACTGCTGGACTTAGCACCAGTATTGCTCGAATCTGGGTCTGGGTGAAGTATCGGTTTGCGCCTAGTCTAACGACCCCAACGCAACTGGTATAATCTAGTTATAAGGCGAGGTAGCTAGTTTAGTTACCTTGCCTGTTTAGACCATTTAACTATAATACTAGCGATAAGAATGTCTCAGCAATACTATGCACCTTCCCTAGCCCAATCTTACTTCAATCCCGGCACAGGAAAATTTTCACAAGTTTCAGTATCTCTAAACCTTGCTCCGGAATGGGATGGGTCTATGGACTCAATTCCTGACGGGTTTGGGGTTATTAGAATTGAGATGGGTAGAGACTCTCACGATACCAATGAGGTTTCATCTTCAATAAACGGATATCGGGTGGTTATCCCCAGAGGTAGTGCGAGAGTAGTTAGTGCGGTACATATAAACCGTCTAATGAATGAATGCATGGTGACTGAGTATAGCCAAACGCAATACTCAAAACCACCGGAAGGGTACAGGAGACCAAGGTTTCCGATTACTTTAGTTGTACCTCCAAAGAACTCTCCAGTGTTAATCGACCCTAACAGTGGGAGTGCTACAAAAGCAGAAGCAAAAATGGTAAAAGCACCTCCAAAAAAGAAGCATAATTTGACTGTAGAGGACGATGACACTTCAACTTCAGCAGATAAGGGATCGGGCTGAGAGAATTCTCCAAGACGAGGACAATCGAAGATGGTCAGTAGTAGAATTAAATGACTATATTTTCGATTCACAGCATGAATTTATTCGCCTTACAGGTTTCCCCCTTACCACAAGTACGATTAGTCTGACGGTAGGTATACCTAGTTATACCAGACCCTCGACTTTAATGGATATTCAGAAAGCCCGTGTTCGAAATCGGGCTATAGAGATCCCAATTATTTCTCCTACAATGCTAGATGAAGCCGCTCAACGTGGTTTCATGGACCGTGGCGTTAGCTGGACCACTTCTATCAGTGTGTCTCCTTCCCAATTATCCGGAAGCACAACAACAGTCAATCAGTCGGTATCTGGTGCAGTTGGTGGTTTTGTTGTTAATCCAGATTGGCGTGAACAACAAGGCCCAATTAGAGCGTTAGTTGTTGAACATACCTCCCACCCTACTGTTCGAGTGTTTCCGGTCCCGATTTCTTCAGACGCTATATTTAGTCCAGATTTGCTTTCAATACCTGTCACTGAAGCAGATGAGGTGCTAGGTACGGATTTGGTCTTTGCGAACGGTGCCTTGGTCACCGGAGCACAAACGGACCCCTCCATTAGGCTTGAAGGAACTTTACAACCTCTAAGAAACTCGCTTACAGACACTACAAGTTCCGATACGGATGTTCCCCAGATTGGTGCGGCTTTTCACGATGCTCTAATCTATGGATGTGTGGAACGGGCCTATCTAAAAGAAAACGAATTACGGAATATTCAGAAGAGTAGTATTTTCCGACAAAAATTTCTTGAGTATGTGGCAGATGCCAGAAGAACCGAAGCCGAAAACCCAATCAGACGAGTCGGGGGTGCTAACCGACAAAGGCTGAAAGTATCACGGAGGTGGGTGTGAGTGTAGAAGTAAAAGGAAGTGATGGGGCAGTAGTCACTCTGTCCCAACGATTAATTAAAGGGTCTGATTTAGAAACCAACCGAACGCTTTTAAATTTAGACGATATCCCTATGCCCCAAGGGGTAACGGATAATAGTAATGCGGCATATTCTGATTTTTCCGCTTTCGTAACCGACATTCCGAATAATAATGACTTTCGTGGCCCAGAGGGACCACAAGGTCCAGCTATAGATTCTGTCTCTCTAACTCAGTCTGTTAATCTTTCGACAGTCCAGATGAGTTTTACATATGTAAAAAATGGACAGACTTACACGATCAATTCTAACCCTTCCTTTACTCTTCCCACCGGACCTACCGGACAACAAGGCAATAGCTTACAGAGCCTTACCCACGATAGCCAAAACAATACATTAACTTTCAGTTTCACTGATTCTGTTGCGATTCCCGATTTGACGGTCAATTTACCGCAAGGTGATGTTGGACCTCAAGGACGAGGTATATCTTCTATAACGAAGAATGGTGACGTGATGACTGTGGGCTATACTGATGGCTCTGTCTCCACGTTTAGCGGTGTCACAGGGCCAGCAGGGACAGCTTCGACGGTGATGGTAGATTCGACTAATACCCTTAGTGCAGGATCTTCGGCTTCAGTCACAGAGACTGCTACCAGCACTTCCCAGAATAGAGAATTAATCTTTAATATCCCCACTGGAGCACAAGGACCGCAAGGGAATGACGGGAAAGAGATCTCGTCGATTGCCTTGGCAGATAATCCTTCAGATAGTACTCAGTATCAACTGACGGTAACTTATAATGATTCTACGACTAATTCTTTGGTGTTCGATAAACCTTCAGACGGTGTGGATGGGGCAACCGGGGCAACAGGTCTAGGGTTTACTGGAGGGTACTATAATAGTTCGACAGGTGAGGTTACCTTTACTTCAAATGATAATTTGGGGTTCATTACACAGGATCTTCGGGGAACAGACGGTAAAGAGATTTCAATAGCAGTTCTTGGAACTGATCCAGATAATTCGGCAAATTACCGACTCACGTTTACTTATAATGATTCAACAACTAGTCATGTAAATTTTGCGAAACCATTGGATGGGACTGACGCTACTGTTTCTATAGGATCAGTCACAACTGGTGACCCCGGAACATCAGCGACTGTGACGAATGTCGGAAGCTCATCAAATGCAATATTTGATTTTCAAATTCCTAGAGGAAACCAAGGAATTCAAGGAATTCAAGGAATTCAAGGAATTCAGGGGGTATCAGTAGCGG